GTCTACCTATGGATAAAGTACAAGCATTCGGTAAGTGGAATTTAGACGCTGATAAGATAGAGAACAATGCCCGGGCAGTAGCTGGATACGCAGTAGGTATGGCAGCTTTAGCTGGCGGAGCAGCAGGCGGTGGAATTGCCAGTTTAGCTAACCTAGGCGGTGCACTCTTAGACGGACTTACATCTACACTAGGAGGTGATCTTCCAATGGATAAAGTACAGCAATTCGGTAAGTATAACTTAGATGCTGATAAAGTTGAAAATAACGCTCGTGCAATAGCAGGTTATGCAAGAGGCATGGCTGCATTAGCAGGAGGATCAGCAGCATCTTCATTATCTTCTTTAGCTGGCCTGGGTGGCTCACTAGTAGATGGAATAGTAGCAGGAATAGGAGGCCCTCTTCCATTAGATAAAGTTTCTAAATTCCAAACATATAATTTCGATGCTGATAAAGTTAAAAATAATGCATCAGCATTAGCAAGTTATGCATTAGGTATGGCTGCTTTAGCAGGAGGAGCAGCAGCATCATCCGTAGCATCGCTAGCAGCTTTAAGTGGTTCAGTAGTAGACGGAATTGTAGCAGGAGTAGGAGGCCCTCTTCCATTAGATAAAGTAGATAAATTTCAAAAGTATAACTTCGACCCTAAGAAAGTTAAAAATAATGCCTCTGCAATAGCTAGTTATGCAATCGGTATGGCTAAATTAGCAGGAGGTTCAGCTGCATCATCTGTAGCATCTTTATCATCCATAGCAGGTAACCTTGCAGATGGATTAATGGCTGGGCTTGGAGGGCCTCTTCCATTAGATAAAGTTAAAATTTTCCAAGGATATGATTTTAAGAAAGATAAAATAAAAAATAATTCTGAAGCTATAAGTGAGTATGCCATAGCGATGGCTAAATTAGCATCATCAGAAGCAGGTGGATTTTTAGCTTCATTAGGAAAAGCAGCTGGTCAATTAGTTACTGGATTAGCTGAATCTATCGGTTTAGGAGGTATTCCTTACGATAAATTAAAAGAATTAGAAAATGCTGATTTAGATGCTGAAAAAATAGGTAATAACGCAAAGGCTTTAACAGCTTATGCTTTAGCAATGGCATCACTTCAAGATGTGCCTAGCGGGTTCTTCAAGTCGTTAGGTAAGATGGGTAGTGAACTAGTTGACGGCATAACGGATGCCTTAGGAGGTACTAGCGGTATTCCTTACGAAGAAATGAATGCATTTGCTAATGCTAAACTAGAAACAAAAAAAATAATTTCTAACGCTGAAGCATTACAAGCATTTGGTACGGCAATGACTTCTTTAGGTACTTTTGATAATGATACTGATAAGTTCTACGACGGTATTGAAGATTTAGGGAACGGTATAGATGCTTTTAATAAACTTGAAGATATAGATACTAATAAAATTGAATCTTTAAGAACATCAATGCTGGCAATAAAAGATGCTACTTCTATAGATTTATCTAATGCAAAGAGTATATTAGAGGATCTTGGATCATTTGCTAAAACAGTAGGTAAAGGGGTAATAAAGGTAGATATAGCAGCTAAAACAATATTTAGTGAAGAGCTAGAAGGATTAACATCTACGATAGATAGCTCATCAAACAGAGAATTAGAAGAGCTTAAAAAAATAAATCAAGAACAATCTAAAGAACATAGGAAAGAAATGAAAGAATTAAGAAGACAAACATTCTTACTTGCCGAAGCTTTAGGAGATAGAAAAGACACTGTAATACAGATGGATGGATTCCAAGTAGGTAAAGCTTTAGGGTCCCGATACTAAATAACTAGATATTTATAATTATATTAAACAATTAAATTAACAATTATGGCACTTATTGATTCATTAAACTCAACAAACTTAGGATTAAACGGCGAAACCCCACCTAATAGAGAAGGAGCATCAGCAGATACTTCTAAAGTACATGTAAACGGTGAAACTCAAACAGCAGATCATTCTGTATTGGATTTAGACGGAGCAGTACCAACTAAATACATGGATAACCCTCCACAGTAATATGGCTTTAGTAGATCTAAAAACAGATCTAAAGTCTTTAAAATTTGAGAGCGGGCTGAATAGGAAGCCTTTTGTCGTTAAAGATGTAGATCAACGAGGCGGACGAAATAACGCTTTTGATGTTATCGGTATACAAGCAGCTAAGAGATTAGATGATGTTGTCCGAATGGCAAAACTCGTTGTGGCTAAACCTGGCTTAGCACATGCTGCTAAACAGGCACTACATACTACTATTTCTGCAGCCGAAACAGGTAAGTTATATGATAACGCAGAAAAAGATGTTCTAAGAAACGCAAAAGATATTCTTGCCACCGCAGTTACTAATACAGCACAAACAGCAGTTAACGGCTTAGGTATACATACATTTAAAGGATTACTGGAGACAGATGGAGATGATCGTCAGTATTTAACTTCTATTGATGAAGTTGTAAAAAAGAAAATGAGAAGCCCATCTCACTCAACTCAAATATCTCAAGGAGTAAAGAAGTCAAAAAAGCTAAAAGTAGGAGATGAAGAAGCAAAAAAATTCGGCAAAATAGACTACCTAGAAAAACCAAATAACTCAAATGCATACGATAAAGTTAATTATAACGAAGGAGAAATAGACGAATCAAGTGATATTATACCATTTGGATTTCGAATTATAGGTGGTGATAGTATGCAATTTAGAGCTTATCTTTCATCACTTAGTGATTCCTATTCAGGTCAATGGAATAAAACACAAATGTTAGGCAGGCCTGAAAATTTTAAAAGTTATAACGGATTCGAAAGAAATATAAATTTAGGTTTTAAAATCGCAGCTGAAACTAGAAAGGATTTACTTCCTCTATATAGAAAACTTAATAGATTAGCCTCAACGACAGCACCAACTTTTGACAATTCAGGTGTCTTTATGAGAGGAACTCTAGTTAAAGTTAGAGTTGGGGATTACTTGCATAATCAAACATGTAACGTAGAAAGTGTAGCTTTTTCATGGGCTATAGAGTACCCATGGGAAGTAAAATTGCGAGGCGATAAAGAAGGTGATGTTCAAATACTCCCTCACGTATTAGATGTAAGTATGACATTAGGCGCTATTCATAATTTTGTACCAACAACAGGCGATACACCGTTTATAGGATATCACGATTGGGATGAAGAGAAAAAAGCACCAGGTCCAGATTCTTTATTTCAAAAGGCACCGGCATTAAACCCGGATCGAATTAATAACCCGTGGAAGGATTCGTAATATATGAACAGGTATAACAAAATAAAAACCTCTAATACAGAAACAGGTAGAAGGTATGTATTTAACGCTGTATATCCCGATATTCCTGCTACTGCTGATGACACATATGTAATCGCCACAGGAGGAGATAGGTACGATACCCTAGCACAACAGTTTTACGGAGATAAATCACTATGGTGGATCATCTCTACAGCAAACCCAGGCACTAACACAGATTCCTTATCTGCTAAACCTGGACTTCAATTAAGAATACCAGCTAACCCTCAAACTGTAATAGATAGATACAATAAGTTAAATGAAATTAGATAGTTATGGCAAAAGAAGGAGTATTTTTTGAAAGACCTCTACCGTCATTATCTACTTTAGACGTAAGTGTTAGAGAGCAATTAGAAGTAAGAGAAAAACTTTACGCAAAAGACTTAACATATACAGGAGACGGAGATTTCCTGACACAGTATTTGAATGCAAATAATTCCTTTGTAAAATTAACATCAGGTATAGAAGTAAAAGATGTTCCTAATGCTGCTCATAACAATATACTTTTAGGAGGGGTTTTATATAAAGGTAAGAGTAAGAGAGCAGGATTGAACGATAACCCATTCATAAGCGAGAACAATTCAGGAGCGTATAACTTTGCCCATGGAGTATCAGGAGAAGTAAAAGATAAACCTGCAGAAGGGTACGTCCCAATGCCCGGTATAGTAGACTTTAGTGTTAAGAACACAGGTAATAGTGGCTTTACACGTAACGTTTCTATAAAAGTAAAATGCTTTAGTTTAGAACAACTTTCTATACTCGAAAAATTATACTTAAGACCCGGTTTCAAATGTTTAGTAGAATGGGGTCATGTTATTTACGGTACAGGTAATAAATCAAAACTAGATGACAAAAAAGTATACAACCCAGAAACTATATTTTCAGATGAAGTACCGTCTGGTGATGATTTAAAAGAAGAAAAAATAAAAGAAAAAGGCAGTGAGCTTATAAAGTCATCACAGAACAATTATGATTATATGCTTGGCATGATAAAGAATTATAATTGGAGTGCCGAAAAAGATGGGTATACAGTTGATATACAACTTTTAGGTAAAGGGGCTGTATCTACATTTATCAAGAAAGTTTATGGAGGTACAGAACACGAAGACGGTACTAAACTTGACCCAGGTGTAGAATTTGAAAGTACCCCTGAGAGTTCTTTCGGTGGGATCTTAAAGAGGATATCACAAGCTGATACTAAAGGTAAACAAGAAAACACAGATGAAAATAATATCGTAGAAGAATGCGATATGGGACCTATCAACTCTGGACTTGAAAAATATAAAACTCAAATGGATGGAATAACTGAACTATTATCCACAGAAGGAGATAGTTTTGAATTCAAAGTCTATAGAGCAGGTTTTGCTGATGTAAATAAAGAAGCAGGTAATAAAAATTTCAATTACATTAGTATGAGATTCTTCTTAGGGATGATAAACTACTTCTTCCTACCCCGTCCCTCCTCAGGAACTATAGTACCCGAAGGTAAGTTTAATACAACACCTGAACAGGATTTCTACTTAACCTACGATAATCATTTTAGCATAGATCCATATATCTGCTTACTTCCCCAACAGACGGGTGATTTTGGATTAAAAACCACTACCATTAAAGGTTTCAGTAAAGATAAAAAGACAGCTGCTGATATATTAGATATACAGTTATGTACTGATTTCTTATATCAAGACTATAAAAAAGTAGTAGAGCCATCTGGAAAAAATAATGAATCACAAAAAAGTATTGGAGAATATTTGAATATCATTTTAGATAAGGTAACTGCAAGTTTAGGAGGAATAAATGAATTTGTACTCTATAATGATTTTTACCTAAAAAAAGAATTAGGACCTAGTAGGGTAATAGATTTACAAGTACTGCCAAGACCTGAAGGACAACCAGAAACATATAAAATGATAACACCAAGAGGTAAAGCCTCATTTGTAACAGATTTCTCTTTTAAAAGTGAACTTTCCAATTCGATGATTAACTTAATAACAAGCCAAGCAATCATATCAGGGGCATCTGCAGGAAAGATGGCTTCAACAGGTTTAGCTGCATTTAATAAAGGAGTATCATCTAGATTTGAAGATGAGAAAGGAGAAGAAATAACTGAGTATGCTCAAAAAAGAGCGAAAGCAGAAGCTGAGACAAAAGCAACAGTGGAAGGTGCGTTTAAGGAGTTATATTCTAAGTTTAAATATGATGAAACCAAGGTTACAGAAGCATACGCAAACGGTACTTCAATTATTAGGAAAGCGTTAAACGATACCTTAAAGGAGACTAAACCTAAAAGGGGCCATATCGGTGCTAAAGTATCTTTGACTATGATAGGAATTGGAGGTTTGAAATCTCTTCAGTATTTTACATTACCTGATCAAATATTACCTTCTGCTTACTCCGATAAAATAAAAGTTGGATTTCAAATAAGCAATGTTTCCCACCAAATATCAAATAACGTGTGGTACACGACTATAGAAGCTAACGCAATAATACTATCACAAGAATAAAAAATGTATTTACCTAAATCAAAATATAAAGGACCTTTTACAGCCGCCGATGGAGCGAAAAAAGTGCTTGTGCTTGATACTAAAGAAATTTATAAAGGAAAGTACTTTGTTACATATAAGGATGAATTATATGAAGGAAGGTTCCCTAAAGAAGCAGGACGTCAATTAATTTTTGAAAGTGTACTACTGAAGAAAGAAAAAGAAAGTAGTAGAGAATTAAAACCACAACCTAGTTTAGTAATACCTACTGAAAAAGATTACGAAAGTAAAAAATTTAAAAGGTATTTCTCAAGAGATAAACGCTCTGGTAAGATTATAGAGCTAAACCGTAAAGAATTTAACAATTTAAAAAAGTACCCTTCGTATATGGGGTTGGAATTGGAATGGTGGATAGAAGGTCCTGTTGAAGATACACTCTATAACAACTATCTGTATAAAGGAGCCGCTACTAGAAACAGAGAAACTATAAATAAACATAAAAAAGCATTCAAAGGAATAGAAGAATACTTATTTGCTTTAGATGAGTTTGTAGTTTAAAATATTTTTCTTATATTATATTTAACTAAAAGGTTACAGTTAAGTGTTTTATATAATAGAAAAAAATAATAGCTTAGATGCTATAGAGAAGTTAATTAGGTTAGGATGCTATGTAGATATAATACCCACTAATTTCAACTACCACCCAAAACTTACTTCAACTGTAGCAGTATACATAAAATTACTACATTCAGATAAAGGCTATATAATTCCAATTAACCATGATGAAGGTATCAATGTTGATAAAGAACGTGTCTACAGTATATTATCTTCTACAGAGAAACTGTATACATTAAATAAAAAAGAACTTCTATACCACTTTAATCTACAGGGTGCAATAGACCTTTCACTTCTATATTCAATGAGTAAATATGACAAATTAGAATATAGTAGATTGAATAAATTAATTAACCCTTTTTACAGTAGGTATAACGATATTGCAAATATAAATCAAATAATACCTCTAAGTAAACTATACGAAGTATCAGAGAATATCTACAGCTCAATAAAAGAAGTAATAGATTATGAGATACCAAATGGATTTGATTTTTATAATAAAACTGCTACTAACGTATTCTTTTTATTAGAACAATCAGGGGTAGGTATTAAATACGATGCTTTTAATTCTATATTTAAACCAAAAAATACGCTATATAATACATTAGACAATAAAGTTTTAACTCAATATAATTTATACAATACAACCTCAAGACCGACTAATTCATTTAATAGTGTTAACTTTGCAGCTATACCTCACACGGAAGAACATAGAAAATGTTTTACCCCAGCTAACGATTATTTTGTAGAATTTGACTTTGACGGATACCACTTAAGGTTACTAGCAGAGCAAATAGAATATGCACTAACATCAGACTCGGCTCATAAACAGCTAGCAAGATTATACTTTAACAAAAAAGAAATTACAGATGACGAATACAAAGAAGCAAAACAAATTAACTTTCACGCAATTTATGGAAAAATCCCAGAAAAGTACTCTTTCCTTGAAATCTTTACAAGAATTGATGATTATATCAAAGAGTTATGGAAACGATACAAAGATGACGGAGAAGTCCTGGCACCAATTAGTGGAAAACCTTTCACAGCATCTTTAAAAGCAATGAACCCACAGAAGTTAATGAATTATGTAATGCAATCATTAGAAACTTCTAGAAACATAGTAGTATTAAAAAAATTACTAAAATATTTACAGACTAAAAAAACAACTATAAGTCTATACACGTACGATTCTATTATTATGGATTTTGACAAAGAGGACGGTAAGGATACACTAGAAAACATTAAATCTATAATGGAAGAAGGTGGCAAATACCCAGTATCTTTTAAGTACAGTAAAGATTTAAGTTTATGATAATAACTTATATTTATATAAAATGACAAATGTTATAGAAAGTCGGTTTGATTATGATATCGAACCATTATGGATTAACGAAGATATGAGCAATAAATTATTTTGCACTTTTACCACTGAAGAAACTTTAGAACCTACATTACAGGTTATAAAAGAGAAGTACTCGATTATGTACAATAAGATTTTTGTGCTTTATTCAAAAAGCCAAGATGAATACATATGTACATATAATGTAGATTTTGCAAATATATCTAACTTTATAGATAATACAATTTTAGTTCATAGAAAGAAAGAATCCAATACTCTGTATACAATCAACGCACTGAATACTCTTATAAAAGAATTGAATGGCGGAAGATTAGACACTTCATACAGAATCAACTGGTCAGATTACCGCAACTGCGTACTACTTACTAAAGGATCAGAATTAAAAAGAATTAATACAAAACTTTTTCGTATAATAGAGTTGGAAAACTAAATTATAGTTCGTATATTGTATTAATAATAAATGTTTTAAATTAAAAATGTTACAATATGGATATTAACGCTATCAAGGCTAAACTAGACGCCTTAAACTCTAATGGTCAGGAGAGAGAAAAAACAGACTACTCAAAAATCTTTTGGAAACCTGAATTAGGAAAACAGACAGTACGGTTAGTACCATCTGCTTTCGACCCTGCTATGCCTTTCAAAGAGTTAAAGTTCCACTACGGTATTGGAAAGTACCCTATGGTAGCTTTATCTAATTTTGGTAAGCAAGACCCTATTGAAGAATTTGTAAAAGAGCTTAAAAAAACATCTGATAAAGACAATTGGTCTCTAGCAGGTAAAATTAACCCTAAAACACGAATCTTTGCTCCTGTTGTAGTAAGAGGAGAAGAAGAAAAAGGTGTACGTATTTGGGGATTCGGAGTAACGATTTATAGAGCACTCCTTGCTCTAATTGCCGATGAAGATATAGGAGACATTACAGATGTAATAAACGGATGGGATTTAGTTGTAGAACAAGTACAGGGTAACCCTTACCCCGAAACTTCGGTTAGAATTAAACCTAAACAAACTCCACTATCGGATAATAATGATCAAGTAGATACTTGGTTAAAAACTCAACCTAATCCTACAGAAGTACATACTCAGTATGATTATGAGTTTATTAAAAAACAACTTCAAAATTATCTTAACCCAGGTTCAGCAGAAGAAAGTACTCCTGCGACTAAAACAGATGATAAACTGCCAGAAAGCTTAGGTCAACAAAAAACAGACTTTACTTTGGAAACAGCTACGGCTGGCAACAAAGACACAGTTAGTAAATTTGATGACTTATTTAATGAATAATGGCAAAGAAAAAAGAAGAAGTACAAGCAAGAGCGACTGCTGCAGTTCAGAAGTCGTTTAATTTAGGGAATTTTAAAAAGAAGAAAGGTTTTTCTAATGCTTCGGTAAAGTTTAAAGAACAAGGATGGATTCCTTTATCTAAAGCTTTCCAGGACATTACCTCACTACCTGGCATCCCCACTGGTCATATTACGTTATTACGAGGACATAGTGATACCGGTAAAACAACAGCTCTAATAGAAGCAGCAGTTAATGCTCAAAAAATGGGCATACTACCTGTCTTTATTATTACTGAGATGAAATGGTCATGGGATCATGCCAAGGAAATGGGTCTTCAATTTGAAGAAACTACTGATGACAAGGGTAATGTTACCGATTACGAAGGACATTTCTTATATGCCGATAGAGGTCAACTCAATACTATTGAAGATGTAGCAGTTTATATTGCAGACCTAATGGATGAACAAGCAAAAGGTAATCTACCTTACGATATGTGTTTCTTCTGGGATAGTATAGGCTCAGTACCATGCGACCTTTCAGTACGTTCTAACAAGAACAATAACGAATGGAATGCAGGTGCTATGTCTACTCAGTTCGGTAATAACCTTAATCAGAAAATTTTATTATCGAGAAAAGAGAATGCCGCTTATACCAACACTTTAGTTGCTATTAATAAAGTCTGGACTATGAAACCAGAACATCCAATGGGACAACCGAAATTACAGAATAAAGGAGGTATGTCTATGTGGTATGATGCTACGTTAGTTATTACATTTGGTAATATCACTAATCCTGGTACTTCTAAGATTAAGGCTATAAAAAATGGTATGCAAGTTGAATTTGCTAAACGTACTAACGTTCAAGTAGAGAAGAATCATATCGGAGGAGTTCAATCTAGAGGTAGAATTGTAATGACTCAACACGGCTTTATAGAAGATGATAAGAAAGCAATTGATAAATATAGAGATGCTCATAAAGAACATTGGCTGAAGTTAGTCGGTTCTATAGACTTTGATCTTATTGAAGAAGGAGATTTAGAAGAAACACCTATAACTCCAAACTTACTAGATTAATGGCGTACGATGACATTCTAAATAATTTAAAACAGACCCCACCCCGATCGCTAAACGATCACATACTGATTGTTGATGCTATGAATATGCTCATTAGATCATTTTCATTACTCAAAGCGATGAACCCCGACGGCCACCACATCGGTGGCCTGGTTGGGTTTTTAAGATCGTTAGGGTATGTGACTAGAATTTTTGATCCAACAAGAGTTATAGTAGTATGGGACGGTAAGGGAGGATCTGCAAATCGTAAAAATATTGATCCTAACTATAAAGCACAACGTGCGACCTCAAGAATTACACATTGGGGATTATACGATACCAAAGAGGAAGAAACAGAAGCCCTTATCGGTCAATTGTACAGAGTACAGGACTATCTTGAATGCTTACCAGTACACCAAATAGGGTTAGAGAAATTAGAAGCTGATGATATTATAGCATATATAGCTCAAAAAGCTTCTATATCTTCGGTTAAAAAATGTACTATCATATCTTCAGATAAGGATTTCCTACAGTTAATAGACGATACTATAGAGGTATATGCTCCAGTTAAGAAAAAAACATTTACTCAAGATAATATATTCGAGGAATTAAAAGTTCTTCCAGAAAATTATAATGTAGTAAAAGCACTACTAGGAGATAACTCAGATAATTTACCGGGGGTGAAAGGTTTAGGTATAAAAACAATAGTTTCCGAATTCCCTGAACTTCTAACTAATCCTAAATCTAACCTGCAGTATGTATATGATACATGTGCTTCCAAGCTAGATGAAAAGAAAGTAAAGAAGATATTTCCTAAAATCTTAACAGAGTGGGATAGAGTAGAGACTAATTATACACTAATGGATTTAAGTATTTCTGATTTAGACGATAAAGAAAAAGAAGTAGTTAATGAAACTATAAAAGCACCTATCCCCGGTATACAGACTGGCGGGTTCTTACATTTGTTAGGATTAGATAAAATAGAGGGCATTACAAAGAATACTGAAGGCTGGTTAGAAAACTTTAGAGGGCTTACAACAGTAAAAAAATAGTAAAAAAAAATGTATTCATCTAGTTGGTTATTAACTTATAATTAACTATATTAAATAAAAGGTTACAATATGACATTAAAATCGCTACAGCAATACGGGAAGGGGTTCCAACTTAAAGTGTTAGGTTCATTACTTACAGATAAAAAGTTTCTACTAAATGTACGAGATGTATTAAGTGAAGATTACTTTGACGCTGATACTCATAAATGGATTGTAAATGAAATTATATCTTATTTTGATAAGTACCACACTACCGTTACTATGGACGTTCTTAAAGTAGAGCTTCAGAAGTTAGAAAACGAAGTACTCCAAGTAGCACTTAAAGAAGAATTACGAAATTCATATCAAGCATCTCAAGATGATTTAGATTACGTACAGGAAGAGTTTACAACTTTTTGTAAGAACCAGGAAATGAAACAAGCCATTTTAAGTTCCGCAGACCTTCTTAAACAAGGAGATTTTGACGGAATAAGAAATATGGTTGAAAAAGCTATGAGAGCTGGTATGGATAAGAATATAGGACATGAATATAATGTAGACATAGAAAGTCGATATAGGGTTGATTACCGTCCTACAATACCAACTCCTTGGCCTGTTCTCAATGAAGGTATTCAAGGAGGATTTGGACCAGGAGATTTAGCTATCGTATTCGGTAACCCTGGTGGTGGAAAGAGTTGGACTTGTGTAGCAATGGCAGCACATGCAGTTAAGATGGGTTATAAAGTTAACTACTATACTTTGGAACTAGGAGAGGACTATGTAGGTAAGCGATTTGATTGCTACTTTACAGGGTACTCTATCGATGAAGTAAATAACCACCGTAAAGATGTACAATCATATGTAGATGGATTAAAAGGTAAGTTGATTGTTAAGGAATATGCTCCTAAAGGTGCTACAGTCAATACTATAAAATCACATATACAGAAGTGTATTGATATGGATCATAAACCAGACCTAGTAGTTATAGATTACGTTGATTACTTACGAGCACCCTCTAAAGGTAAATTCTCAGAACGAAAAGACGAGATAGATGATGTATTTATAGCGACTAAAGGATTAGCTAAAGAATTTAAAATTCCAGTCATTACTCCTTCCCAAGTTAATAGAATGGGTGCTAAAGATTCGGTTATTGAAGGAGACAAAGCAGCAGGTAGTTACGATAAAATGATGGTAGCAGATATGTGTTTTTCATTGTCAAGAATGAAAGAAGATAAAGTACTAGGGACCGGAAGATGGCATGTTATGAAAAACAGATACGGTCAGGATGGAATGACATATAATTTAAAAATGGATACAAACAACGGTCATATAGAATTTGAAGGAAAGGCAAATCCTGAGGATCTTATAAAGGACAACGATGCTCCTAACTTTACTTTGTCACGCGAAACTATGTCGCAAATTTTTGATAAAAAGTTGTAAATAGTTTGGTAAAAACCAAAATATATATGCTATTTATCTAAGCGTCCTCGAGGAACTAGATAGTAAATCTCGAGGACTTTTCTGTCTAATTAATAAAAAAATATATAAAGATATATGAGCCTTTTAAAAGAACGCATCGTTTACAAGCCATTTGAATATCCAAAAGCATATGATTTTTGGTTAAAGCAACAACAAGCACATTGGTTACATACTGAAGTACCAATGGCACAAGACGTTACAGATTGGGCTAGTAACCTTAAGCCACATGAAAAAAATGTAGTAGGAGGAATTCTAAAAGGATTTGCACAGACAGAAACGATCGTAAACGACTACTGGTCAACATTAGTTACTAAATGGTTTAGAAAACCAGAAGTTATTATGATGGGTACTACACTAGGCTCTTCAGAAACTATTCATGCTGAAGCTTATTCACTTCTTAACGAACAATTAGGATTAGATAACTTTGCTGAATTTTTAGAAGATGAAGCTACGATGGCTAAGATAGAATCGTTAATGGAAGTTAGAGACAATCACGACGGTACCCCTAACTGGCATCAAAGAGCTGTCTCTCTCGCTATATTTTCTGCTTTCACAGAAGGAGTTAACTTGTTTAGTTCCTTTGCTGTGTTACTGTCTTTTAAAATGAGAAACCTTCTTAAAGGTGTAGGACAGATAGTAGAATGGTCTGTAAGAGATGAATCACTGCATTCAGAAGCAGGATGCTGGTTATTTAGAACTCTTATGAAAGAACATCCAGAATTTAAGACACCGGAGCTTATAAAAGATATTGAAGAAGCTGCATATGGTGCTGTAAAATTAGAGTTTGATTTTATAGATAAGATTTTTGAAATGGGAGATCTAGATAACTTAAGTAAGGAAGAATTAAAAAACTTCATTAAGCATAGAGTAAACACAAAAATGGCCGATTTAGGATTAAAGCCTATAATCCCTGCAGAAGATATCGATAAAGGCGCATTAAAGACAATGAAATGGTTTGACGCTGTAATTGCAGGAAAACAGCAAACAGACTTTTTCGCTAATAGAGTTACGAATTATGCTAAAGGGCACTTAGATTGGTCAACAGCATTTTAAAATAAAGGTATATGAGTTTAATAGTGGACACAACTGAATGGGTAGCCGGAAAAGATTACCCAGAATGGATGAATGAAGTATCAATAGCAACAATATCTAAAGGATACTTAGGACAAGGAGAAAACGTAAAATCTGCATATAGAAGAGTAGCTTCTACTATAGCAAAAAGATTAGACCGTCCAGATCTAGAGAATAAATTCTTTAGGTATATGTGGAAAGGATGGTTGAACTTAGCCTCACCGGTACTTTCAAATACCGGCACTGACAAAGGATTGCCAATTTCATGTTTTGGTATCGATACACCCGACTCGATACGCGGTATTGGATTAACTAATGCTGAATTAATGAGATTGACATCCTTAGGCGGTGGTGTAGGTATTGGTCTATCTAAGGTTAGAGGTAGAGGAGAAAAAATCGGTAATGA